AGAAACTCGGGAGCTTCATATTTTACAACATAAAAAAGGTTCAGACATTCCCGATGAATAAAGGGAAGTCAATAATAAAAAGGTGGTTTTTGTTCATAGCCGTTTGAAGCGCAAAACGCCCACAAAATGGACAAAAAACAGACATTCAAAGACAGATTTTCCAACAAGAAATTGGGCATCTGTGATTTTTGCGCGATTGCTAAATGTTGTTATATCAACGATTTGACCTTGTATTTCTACTGTATTGTTGAGTATAATTGTAGTGAATTAACGCAACAAGGGGACAGATTTCCCGACAGATTCCCATTTTTGGGCGTTTTTCATGGGATTTTGAGTCGCTTTTGAGCGTGTTGAAAAACAGTTATTCACATACTAATTTTATATTGAAAATGCAGTACTTTGAAGCAAGCACCGAGTTTGTTCTAAGAAAGAGCACGGGCAAGAAAAAGGAAGAGAAACCGTGCAGTATCTATGCGAGCGTTGAATGCTCATGGAGGGGGAAAGAGCCTATCTATTTGAGCACGGGCAAGAAAATATTGCCGTCGCTATTCAGTAAATCAGGAAAGCCAATCTTTTCCGACTTTGAAGAAGGCACAAAGCCTTTTCAGGAAATGCGTGAATTGGCGATCCATCTCGACACCATCAGAAAGAGAATCGATGATATTGTTTTTGAGATAAACACGGCCAAAACTGAAATCAACCTTAGCACGATTGATGAGAAGATAAAAGCAATCATTCAAGGGACACAACAAGAAGAAATCACGACGCTCGAGCGTTTTGTTGTGAAAGCGATTAAGCGCCCAAAACTCGTTCCATTTCTCAATGCTGTTGCGGTTGTGTATTTCAAGCAGTCGTTGGAAAAAGGCCTTTTCATTAAACACTCAGTACAAGAAATTTGCGATTATCTTTCAGGAATGGGGATCACAAATGCTTTCTTGAAGAAAATGAGCAGCAACAAGATACAGAAAGTGTTTGATTATATCTCCAATAGCTATGCACCCACAACTTACAATTGTATAGTGAAAGCCACTCGCAGTATTTTCCGTGAACTGTTTAATATCAACCTGAATTTAAGCACCGCAAAGATTCAGGAGGGGGACAAAAAAACGCGTTGCATTCTCACAGAAGAAGAGATTGAGATCGTTTTTAATGAGTGGCAAAAAATTCCACCCACCCGCGGCAAAATCAATCACTCAAAAGCAAAAGAAGATTTGAAATTCAACATTGAGATGACCAAAACCATGCACATGTATATCGGCTTCTTTCTTCTCCAATGTCTGTGCTGCGTGCGATATTCCGATATTAGCAAACTTGTATCGTTCATTCAGAAGAACCGTTCAGAAATTGTGCAGCAGATTCAAGAAGAAGGGTGTTATCTGCTTGACATCACCACTCGCAAGCGGAGTGAACAAGTGACTATCCCTATCAATCACAAAGTGGTTGCGATTGTAGACAAGCTCTCATTAGACCGCAATCTTGCTCCATTCATGAAATTGCAATTAAAACAAGATGATATTGCGTGCGCAATTGATTCTTATCGCAATAAAAAGCGCTCATTGAATGAGGTCATTGAATGTTTTTATAATACCAATTCCATCGTGTCCAACGCACTTGAAATTTACAACAAGAACAAGAACATTGAACAACTGTTTTTCAGCGCAAGAAGAGAAACCAATAACAACAAGGCAATGAATCAACACCTTCAAAAGTTCTTTTCTCAACTCGTTCAGGAAGAAAAAATTGCAGATGGACAGGTGCTCACAAGAAAAAAACAAGAGGGACGCACTATTTATATAAAGGTAAGCAAGTGGTCAGGGATCACAAGTCATAGTGGCCGCGCAACATGGTGCTGCCACGCATTCAAGAGTGGTTTGAGTGAAGCGCAAATCATTGCAGTTTCAGGACACCGCGATTTCAAAACCACATATAAGCACTATTTGAATGATGATAGTAAGAGAGTGCAGCGACGATTGGAAGCGCTCAGAGGCTTTCAGTTACAACAACAACAAGCAACCGCATTGAATATGCAATAATCTGACATTCTATTTATATATATTTTTCTTTTATTTTCTCCTCTATATTTCCCAATTGGGAGGTGTAGAGGTTTTTTTGTGTGCATTTTCTTGTCCAAACGAGGAAATGTGCACTTTTTTCTCGTTTTTCTTTCAGTTTGCACGCATTTTTCTCGTTATCGCACTATTTATATATAAAGAAAATAAAAGAGAAATATGGAAAGAATTTTGATCTTAGCCGCTATTATATTAGCCGCTATACTATTCCCACAAACCGCTTTACTCGTTATAGGTTACCTTGCGAGTTGTTTTGAAGCCCTCATTAAAGTTGGCATTGGACTTGGCTGTATTTGTGCCGTCTACATGCTTGTTTATTATAAGGTGGATAATGATGAGCGGAAATGACAAGCGCAGCAGTAGAACAGAGAATCAATCATCAGGAGATGAAGGATTTCCAACGGGCAAAAATGCTTTTAACAAGTCATTTCAACGCCCAAGGCATAAAGATTCAGGCATTCAAACAAACAGAAAATGGCTGTTCCGTGGACGCTCTTATTGATATTGAATACAAGAATGAGAAACGCACCCTTAATTTGGAGATAAAGGAGCGGCACAAGAGCAATACTATGATTAAACGCTTCCCATTTGCTGAATTGAAGGTTGAGAAGCTCAATCTAATGCGATTGGAGAATAAGAAGAATAAGGGTGATTTGAAGTACCTTTCATTATATACAGACCCCACAAGTGGGGAATTAGAAGCAGCGTTCTTCTTTGACCTTAAAGACATACAGAACGACAATTTCCCAATGTGCAATTTCAATTCAGGAGCTTACAACAAGGAAAAAGGATATCAGCAGCCCCAAGATGTCAATTTGAAGTTCAGCACCCAAGGCATTCCCTTTGTTGAGAAGAAGATGGTGCAGTTCCAAACAGATTATCACTATTGCTATATGACAATGAAAGACACGCAATTTGATGAGAAATCACGCATTAGCGAGAAGTTGGTGCTAAACCTACCACTCCGATTTGCCAAAATCATATATCTCAATCCCAAATATCAAAATAAATTCCCGTTTCTATTTGGAAATAATCCAAGGAAGCAGTATAATTATAATATAAGAACGACATGCCAACAATAAACAAACCCAAGAAGAACTATTCAAGGAAGAAGCACGGCGTTCATGAGCTTATCCAAAAGCACGTTTACTCAACCACAAGATGGCGCAACATGGTGAAAATCAAGAAAATTATTTCTCCTCTATGCGAGCGTTGTCTAAGTCAAAATCGGACTACTGAGTGCCAAGAGATTCACCATGTGATTCCTTTGAAAACGTGCAATGGTGATTTGAATTATCTGCTTCAATTGGCCTTTGATTATGATAATCTAATGGCTTTATGTTGTCAATGCCATGAGGATATCCACGCTGAAATGCGTGCAAAACACAAAAGAAAACTCACGCCGTGAAGGCGTTATTTCATTCATATCAGTTGTTTTTTTCACGCCCAAGTTGCCAAGTATTGGTGATTTGGGCATTTTTTTGTGGAAAAATTTGACTTTTCATCTCGTTGTGAGTATAATTTATATATATAACAACTATTTATTTGTTGAAAAATAACAAACAACGATATGAGAAATAATTTAAGTACTGTGGCCTATCAGGCCAAACCCAAAGAAAACGTTGGGAAAATCACCTTTCAAGAACATGATAATCTAAATGTAGGACAAACGCTCGCTTTATTATGCATGGGGCGTTGTCTATGCGCAAATTATAAGCACAAAGGGGATAACCTAAGAATGCACGAGAAGAAAGCTGATAATTTCATTTCCACGCATTTTGTGTTTGTGGATTGTGATGGTGCAGATATTAGCGCAACGCAATTTTGTGAGAATATCAAGGAAGAATATAAGCCCTCGTGCTATTATTCAAGTTATAGCGATGATATAAACGGAACTCGTCGTTTTCATCTCCTTTGGTTCTTTGATGAACCGCTGAATTATATTCAGGCACAGACAACGGGCAAATTTCTAAATTCCGTTTGTGTGAAAGCAGCAGAGGGAAAAAATGTCGCAATCGACACTTGTAATAATCCCTGCCAAATGCTTTTTGGGTCGTTTATGCCAAATGAGAAGGGCAACACTAATAAGCTGTACACATACAATGAAATTATCTCCTCTGATGAGTTTCAAGAGTTTGATATGAATGATGTTGAGGAGAAGGAAGTGAAACACGCTCACAAGGCCAAAAAGACGGCAAAGAATAGAGAGAATGTTCCTTTCATTGATCTCAATATGATTAAAAGTTTCCTTGGAGATTCAGACGCTGTATTTTTTGAGAAGTACCAAAATACATATTTCAAGGGGTGGATGAATTATCGCTATGAAAAAGCCGATGAATGGCTTCTTTCCCCTGATTCAGGGATTGCCTACCAATATACAGATGAGAATTATTTTGCGTTACCTTATTACATTCACAACGGGCATTTCTCGGAATCGTCCTCGGAAAGCATTAAGAATTGGTTCATGCGTGAATTGGCCATTTCAATGCTTATAAATCAAGGCGCTGATATAAACCGCGTGGCATATCGGTTGCTTTTGAAGGTAAGAGAGCAAAACGTTGATTCAAAAGGTTTGCTTGACCAACATGCGATTGTTTCAGCAATGGAAAGCGCTGCAACCATGACAACAGAAGAGATTGAAAAGGAATATGCTGACCGCCTTTCATTTTTGCGCAAAGTCTCAGTGCTCAAATCGGGAATCATAATCAGAAAGAGCAAGGTGAATCGTGCTTTTGGATATAACACCCTTTTGTCAATGGTCAAGAAAGAATTGGTTCTTTCTGTTGTTTCAGGCATGGAAACGCCAAAACAAGGATTTCAGATTGTAAGCGAGAAATTTCCACGGCTCAACTTCACATTGAAGTGGGTGCAAACGTTCTACACTGAGATGAAATTCACTCAGGAGAAGAAAATGATCGATATTGGAATGCAGCAGAAAGCGATTAGAGAAGTTCTAAAGGATAATCCTGATATTGCCCAACGTCCACTTTTGAAGATGTTGCAAGAGAAAGGAATTAAAATCGCGCTTTCTACTTTACAAAGTCGATTGAAGGAGATAAAGATTACCACTTAGTTTTTATATATGTGTTTGTACCACTATGCGTTTATAACGTGTGGTGGTTTTTCTTTATATATAGGTTTATTTGACGTGTAAACCCTCTTCTAATCTCCAATGATACATTGTGCTAATCCCTATGTATAACGTCTTAGAATGGTCGTGTTTCATTGGTTGGTGGTTGGGTGTAATAATACCAATGAAAAGAGTAGTTGAATGTTTTGACCGATTTTTCTTATTTGATATAACATTCTTCTTCTCTCAGCTCTATATAATAAAAAAGAATTGTCGGTCACCCAACAACCCAACGATAAGTAACACCCTACAAAAAAACTACCTATGGATTATAACAACGTGAATCGTTGGTATAACATAGGGATAAAACCATATATGGATTATATGGGAACATTCCAATCATATCCAAGGATAACCGATTATCAAGATACAAGTACACATGAACGAGTAACACGAGTTCATACATGAATGATGAGTGAAACGAGTTCATGAATGTAATACTTGAAAGTAAGACCCTATAAAACCATATAAAGGATATAACCAATACAACAATCGCAGATTGCAATATATCCTTATATCCAACGATACCCGATGTATCAACGTTTATATCCGTTCTACTGCATTATATCGTTCAGGAGGGCAAATATAACGCTTATATGGAGGAAACAACCACAAGGGAAAAAACGCACAAAAACGCACCAAATATCACGGAAACGTTGAGTTTTTTCCGATAACGCGCTATTTATTATTATAAAGGACAAATAAAAACGACAATGAAGAGAAGTTCAAAATACTATATCGACACAATCAAAGCGGCTTTGATATTGAAGCACTCAGAAGTCGATGAAGAAACGGGTGAAGTGGGATTAAATCCTGAGTATGAAATCCTTTTGGATATGCTTGTTGATAATCTCGACCTCCTTTCAGAATGCAGAAAGAGTATCAAGAATTTTGGGATTTATGATGTTCAGACCAAGAAACGCAATCCATTGTTGACGGTTCAAAAGGAGGCGCAAGCTACAATCATAAAACTTTTATCCTTGATGGGCATTCCACCCTACTATGCAAGTAGAGTGAAGAGCGCAAAGGAACAAAACAACGATGAGATTTCAGCCGATGAATTTATAAAAGCACTAACAAGTTCCAATTATGAAGGAGAAGAGTGATTCAAAAGGCACTGATTCTCTTCTCAAATACAAGCAATATGCGTTGGACGTTCAAAGTGGCAAGATAACGGCAAATCGATACATAAAACAAGCAACCAAACGTTACCTCGATTGGTTTTCTCGTCCTGATATGGAGTTCAGGCCTCGTGCAGTTGATAGGGTTGTGAATTTCATTTCAAAGCTCAAACATTTCAAGGGTGAACACGCGGGGAAACAATTCCAATTATTAGACTTCCAAAGATTCATAATCGCAAATATGTTTGGTTTCTATTGGAAAGATGAAGAAGGCAAACCAAAGAATCGGAGGGTCTGTCAGTATGTTTGGCTTGAGGTGGGAAGAAAAAACGGAAAAACGGCTCTTGCTGCTGCGATTCTTCTATATATGATGATTGCGGACGGTGAACAATCAAGCGATGTTTATTTTCTCGCAAATTCCCACAAACAAGCATTACTTGCCTATGACTATGCGCATAAATTCCTCGGTGGTTTAGACCCCAAGAACAAGCTATTTCATCGTTTCAGGGACTCTATTAAGTTCCCGATGACCAATTCTCAAATTAGTTGTCTTGCAGCAGAAGCAAAAAGACTCGACGGCCTGAATCCTCACTGCTACCTCTGTGATGAATACCACGAGTCCACGTCTGAAAAAGTATATGCCAACATGTGTTCAGGTATGCAAGGGCGACGCAATCCAATGGGAATAATCATAACCTCGGCGGGCTTTGATATGAACGGCGTTGCCTATACCAAGAGAAAAGAGATGATTGAGATTCTGAGCGGAAAAGTGCAAGATGATTCACAACTCGTTTTTATCTATTGTCTTGATGAGGGGGACGACTATAAAGACCCAAATACATGGGAGAAGGCAAATCCGAGCTTAAACCAAACTTTATACCCTGATAAATTACAGATTGAAGTGAACAAGGCAAGCAACAGCCCAACGGTTGAGCCTTTTGTGAAGATCAAGAATTTCGGTCAGTGGGGATTAACTGACTATGAAAAAACGTGGCTAACTCATGATGAGATATTAAATGTCACATGCGATATAAGCCTTGACCAATTTGACCCTGATAATACTATTGTGTGGCTTGGAGTAGATTTATCGAGCACATGTGACCTCACAGCGCTCAGCATGATGGTTGTGGAAGATGGGATATATTACTTCAAAACGTGGCATTTCTTGCCTGAATTATCGCTTCAACAGAACATGAACCAAGAATTATATCAGAAAGCAAGCAGGCGCGGTGATCTCATAGTGACCAACGGAAATGTTTGTGATTATTCTGAGGTAACAAAAGTAATTCTTCAAATTGCGGAACGCTACACAATCGGGGGTGTGTTCTATGATAGCTATAATGCTACCCAATGGGCGATTGACGCAACAGCAAAGGGATTGCCCCTCGTTCCATTTTCACAAGCGCTTTGGTCGTTTAATAGACCAACCAAGGAATTTGAACGTTTGTTGAAGATGGGGGCTTGCAGAATTGATAATAACATTTTGACCCGCTTTTGTTTTGACAATGTAGAACTGAAATTTGACCACAACGAGAATTGCAAGCCCGTGAAAAAAGGTGGTGCAAAAGGAGGAAGCGCAAAAATCGATTCAACAATTTCCATGCTCAGTGCACTCGGGGGCTACTTATTACAACCCCAATTTGACACCTCAATATAATATAGAAAAAATCAATAATACCAATGAAACTATTTGGTTTGACAATAAAAAGAGAAACGCGGAATTTTGAGCCGTCTATTTCTTATGAAGAAAGAATCGGGCAAGGGCTTAATACATTCCAAGACCTTTTCAATAACAACGACCGTGCACAAAATCTCTCGTCGGTCTACAGGTGTGTCGATTTAATCAGTTCAACGGTGGCAAATTTACCTTTGAACGTCTTATATATCGACAAGAAGGGAAACACACGAGAACAAAAAAATCATCGCTTACAGAAGGTATTTGACAACATGGTGATGACAAGATACAACTTCATGAAGAAGTTGATTTCAGATGTCCTATTAAGGGGGAATGCCTTTTGTTACTTGAATCGGAATGAGCAAGGTGATGTTGTGGACATTACATATTTAGAGCCGTCTGATGTGTCGGTGTATTGGAACAAGCAAAAGCAAGAATTGTATTACCAAGTGCCTTTCTTGAATAAGGTGAAGAAGATTGAGCCTTTTGATATAATCCACTTGCAGAACAATTCAAGTGATGGAATACACGGCCAATCTGTACTTAGTTTTGCCGCTCGTCAATTACAAATTGCACACGGGGCGGAAAATTCAGCAAAACAGATATTCCAAAGTGGTGGGCAGCCCGCCCGTGGTGTGCTCTCGACGCTCAGCGCAATCAGCAAGAAACAGAAAGAGGATATCGCTAACAATTGGACGCAATCGACAAATGGTGTCTTGGTGTTGAGTGGAGATATGAAATATCAGGCGTTGAGTAGTAATGCAGAAGAAATGCAGCTCTTAGATTCTCGCAAATTTAATGCAATCGAGATTTGTTCATTCTTTGGTGTACCCCCTGAACTTGTAGGAATGGGCGGAAAAACAAGCAATGTGGAGGACTTAATGAACTTATTTCTTACAACCACGATTCAGAACTACATTTCAATGATTGAGCACGAGTTCAGTCGCAAGATGTTCAGCCCTCAAAGTCAAGGCCGATATAAGATAGATGTCGATGAGAACTCAATGCTTAGAATGAGCGCAAGTGCAAAAGCAAACTATTATTCAACGCTCTTGCAAAACGGTTGCCTTTCAATCAATGAGGTTAGAAATGAATTGGGCTATGAAAGCATTGGAGAACAAGGGGACAAACATATTATTCCATTTACGGATATCAATATGAACACGATAAATAATTCAGACACACAAGAAGAAGAAAATGAAGGAACAGAAGGAAAAGGAAATTGAGAAAAGAGGTGGTGAACTCGCTATCCAATATGAAGATAGAATCGTTTCAGGCTATGCGGTCATTTTTGAGACATGGAGCAACGACCTTGGTTTTTATGAGAAGATATTGAAGGGCGCAATTACAGAAGAAACAATTAAACGTTCAGACGTTATTTGCAAGCTCAATCACGACGACCAAAAGGTATTAGCACGTTCCAAATATGGAGAAGGCAGCCTTATATTAGAAGTGGACGAGAAAGGCCTAAAATACACGTTTGAAGCTCCAAAAACACAATACGGGGATGAACTCTTGGAATACCTTAGACGTGGTGATATTACGGGGAGTAGCTTTGCATTTACAATAGCTGAGGGTGGTGATGAATTTTCTTATCAGTGGCCTTTTGATAAAGACGCAGACCCCGTTTTGTGCCGTGAAATCTCAAAGGTTGATTTATTATTTGACGTTAGCCCTGTGTTTTCTCCCGCTTATGAAGCGACAAGCGTTCAGAACAAGCGCAAATTGGAAGAGGTGGAATTGAAGAGCACTGAGATAAACAATATCATGGACGCGACGATAAAAGAATTTGAGAATTTGTAATCCAAACGTTGTAATTATCACGATAAGAGACTATTTATATTATATGAGAAGTACATATCATATTAAACAAGACATAGAAGAGAAACGGAAATTGAAGGAACAAATCGTTTCAGAAGTACGTGAAATCTGCGAGAAGCGGAAATTGGAAATCCGTTCATTCTCTCATGATGATAAAATGAAGATGGATAATTTCCGCAAGGACATTTCTAATATCAATGAGGAAATCAATGAATTAGAAACAGAACTCAGAACCAAAGAAGAAAATTATAATTATAATAACAATACAGAGAAACAAATGGAAAAGAGAAGCTTTTCATTACTTGGCGCAATCCGCGCTGTATCAGAAAATAGAAGTTTAGACCCAATTGCACAAGCCGTGGTTTTAGAAGGTCAGGCAGAAATGAGAAATCGTTCCCTCTCGTTGGTAGGACAAATCCAATTCCCCACCGCCGTTGAAGAGCGTGCAATCACTGTTCAAAGTGAAGGTGAAGATATTGTCGCTACAAACTTAATGGACGTGATGGGTAGCCTTAAAGCTAAAAATGTACTCGTTCAGGCGGGCGCAAGAGTGCTCGAGAATCTTACGGGCGATGTACAATTTCCGCTCAGCTCGTCTGCAAATTGTAGTTGGGAGGGAGAAACAAGCGAGACGGCCGCAACTGATATGACATTCACCCACGTGAAATTATCTCCAAAGCGTTTGTCTTGCGTTGTAGACGTTTCCAAGCAATTCTTGTTACAAGATTCCGCAAGCGCTGAGCGTGTAATCCGTGAAGAGATTCTTTCAGCTATCAACAGCAAGTTAGAAAAAACGTTCCTCGGTGCTGAACAAGGCACAAACACCATGCCCCAAGGTATTTTCTACAATAACGGCGCACCCCTCACAGAAGTAAGCAAGTTCAAAGACCTTACAGACCTTGAAGCTGATGTTGAGAATGCAAATGTTGATGGCAAAGTTGTTTATCTGCTTTCCCCAAAAGCTAAGGGTGTGTTACGCAACATGGTGAAGGGAGATAAGACCACTAACCTCGTCTATGAAAACGGCTGTGTGGATGGAACGGAAGCCCTCAGCACAAGCAACATTGCAGAAAAACGCTTTGCCTATGGTGACTTTAGTAATGTCGTGATTGCCAATTGGGGCAATTTGGATATTACTGTTGATCCAATGACAAAAGCAGCAAGTGGCCTTGTGCGTTTGGTAGTAAATTTCTACTGCGACGTGAAAGTGCTTAGACCTGAAACAATTAAGGTTGGTGCATTGAAATAAGATTCATAACGATTAAACAGATATGGAAATTACATTGGATGAAATCAAGCAACATTTGAACCTTGAAAAGGATTGGCATGGGGAAGATACCTATCTTCAAAGTCTAATCGGTGCAGCAAAACAAGTTGTTCAAATGCATATCTGTGATGATATTGATGGCAAGAGTGAGGGGCAATTATTACCCCTTGCTCATGCCATTAAATTACTTGTTGGTACATGGTATATGAATCGTGAGAGTTTATCCAATCTACAAAAAGGGAATCACTCTTATGAATACATTCTCTCATTATATAAGAATTATAACGGTTGATAGATATGTTTGCAGGGAAATACAATATGACATTAAGAGTCGGGACGGCTGAATTCCAAGATGAGCAAGACATTACAGCGCATAGCCCTAATGTGAAGAAACCACCTCATGATTGGAAAGGTGCGAGCTATTGCCAACAGTCGATTAGACCCAAAAAAAAGGAGGAAGATATGAAGGTGATATTTTGTCGTGAAGTAAAAGACAACCCCTCCAAATATGGTGAATATGGACAAGCTATGCGCCCAATCACAAGTAGATTATTTGCGGTGCGAGATTATCATGATTACAGCTATATTTCAGAGGGCAAAATCGTTCAACTATTGAGCTCAAAGGTTTTAAATCAAAAAACGGAAGAATATAGCAACACCTATCGAGTGGTTGAGATTCAGCACAAACCTGAGTTGAAAGAATTTTGGTTGTATGTTGATAGGACGCAAAACGGTATAGAATATTTCTAAGTATGAAGTTAGCAATCACAGTAATAAGGAACACGGCAAAGAAGTTCATTTCTGATATACAGAAGGAAAGTTTGAAAGCAAGCCGCAAAGCAATAAATAAATGTGGGTTGAACCTTAGAAATGAGGTAAGAAAGAACCTGAGATCATCAGGCATTCATATAACCGACGCTCGCAAAAACAAAAACGGCAAGCTCTACAATGATAAGTTATTACAAGGCGTGAGAGCGGGGAAAACATTCCGCAAGGACGACAAAGGATTTGCCCGTTATGTGAGGATTACAAAGAACAAACGGAACAAACGCTCAGGTTGGTTCAGACTTGGATGGTTGGACAAAGGTACAAAACAGAGAACAACAAAAAAGCATTCAACGGGTTCAATGATTGGAGCGCATTTCTATGATTCAGCCCTTGCAAGTTATCAATCCAAATTTGGACAAGAGTATAACAATGAAATGAATAAGGCTTTGACCAAATTAAAGTAGTAGAACAACAATGATAAACACTTTCTATTTAGCGGGTCTCATAAGTCATAATCTGATAATGGCAATATGGGGAAATGAGGACAATGTACAAACTGAGAAGGGAGCTGAGCAAGATGAGCCACAGTTTAATATATATCCGTGCGTTGCATTCCCAAGTAACGATAATTCAAGGAATCAGCGTTGGATCACTTTCAAGCGATTGAGCACCACCCCAAGTTATAGCAAAGATGGCCTTGTATGTGATAAGGTTGAGTTTGAAATCAATGTTTGTGCGGGCTCATATAGTGAAAGCTGTGTATATGCGTCTTATATCAGAAATCATTTTTGCCAAGGAGACGTTTTGCGGGACACTGATAAAGTTGAGGAAGCGCATACATTCTTAAAGAATTGCCGCCTTGAAGACGCAAGTGAAGATTTTGACCAAGACGTTTATATACAACGTCTCCTATTCAGCGGAGAAGTATATTACACGGAAAAGAAAGAACAACCAACAACAAAAACAGAAGATTAAAATAATAAATTTATTATATACACAATTATGGCAATAGTAAATGGTTCAGACCTTATGTGTTTCAATGGGCAAAATAAATCGCTCGTTGGGGTAGCAAAAGACCACAAATTAGATTTGAAGGCCACCACAAGTGAAATTTCAAGTAAGGATCACGGCCTTTGGAAGAGTACAGAAGTAACGGGTTTTGAATGGAATATCAGCACAAGCGCTTATTATACTGAGGATTATGATAAGATGGTTGAGTTGATGTTGAAGAGACAACCAATCGATGTTGTTTTCACGGTCAAAAAAGAGACCGATCCAACAAAGTCTGTGATTGACGGAGATTACAATTCTTGGACACCCGCCGCGGGGGGTTGGGTGGG